TCAGTGCCAAGCCGGATTGGCCTTGTAAAGCTTCTGACCATACTCACGCAAGTTTTTGTAATTCAACATTTCAAAGATGCTGACAGGGCCAGATTGGGTGAAAGCCATGACCTGGAGACGTTCGAGCAATTGCAGCATGAACAGATACGAGTAATCCGGATCCAGCGACCCGAACACCTTGAAGTAACGAGGCTCGAACTGGGCAAAGTCAGGATGACACCGAAAAACTGGAGCATATATCTCCCAGGCTTTCTTGACGGGTTCAGGCGCATCGGCAAAGGCAAGCGGCAGATCAACCTGCTTGTGGCTGTCTCCAAGTTCTGGAACGACCGGCACGGTCGCCTCAGCCGGTTCAAGCTTGGTGGGGATCCTCTCAATCATGGAGTGATGCCACGCCAGATAGCGCACGGACAAGGCGGTGCGGCGCTCAATAGCCATGTGGCCTTGCTCCATCCGGTTGACGGTGTTCCTGGCTACGTCCAGCTCATCCGCCATGCGCTGTTGTGACCACCCCAGCACACGGCGAAAGTCCCTCAATTCCTCGGCGCTCAAGTTCAAGTTATCCATGCCCTACCCCTTTAAGGTGCAACATCATGTTGCATATATTGAGTATAGAATGACCGGATCGATATGCAACATCATGTTGCATATTCTTTTTGAATGTCCGTGTTTTGGCTACGGGCCGAGAGCAAAGCTACACAAGACGACTGTTTTGGTGGGAGTGTCCTCGGGGGACCGTGGTGCGCGGAGGCCAGCGGTGGAGCTGCTGGCGATCAGCGCACCTCGGGGCCTCCGGCCACTGGCAAAAGCAGTCGGCGGATACGCCAAGGGACGCTTTGGGGGACACGTCACACCTGGACGGGGTGAATAGCTACAAAGCCTTTTCCACTGCGTTGGATGCCGATGCGGTAATGCTATCCCGCTTGTTTGACGGCGTGGTGTTGCGCTCACGGATAAGCATGGTGACCTTGCCCTTGGTGATAACCAAGCCGTAGGTCTGCATGGCCACCGTCCAGCCGAGCTGGGTCAGGTCAGACGAACGCCACATCATGACGGAGTTGTCCTTGTCATCCCACACCTCGATCCATGCATCGAGCAACACACCATTGACGACCGTCTGGGACGTGAGCACAGGCTTGAACCCCTCAAGTGACTGGGTGAACAGATCATCCACCCTTGGCTTGGGCGGCGGTGCCGGTGTCGGCGTCCCCTGCCCTGGTGATGTTGGCCCAGATGCAACCTGTTGTTGCTCTGTCTGCTTGATAGCGTCGTCGGCCCCCACCTTTTCGCTCATGTTAAACAGGATATCGAGGCTGAAATACAAGCCGCCCAGGAACAGCAGCAGCGCAAGCGGCATCCCATATTTGAACTTAGCGGACTTGAATATGTTGGTCCGATCGTCTTGATAGGACCCCATTTCGTTGTCTTCACTGGTGGTGCTGGAGTAGCTGCCAAAATACTTGGGTTCATACAACTTGACCCCACCGGTGATCTTCTCGAAGTCGATGCGAGTACGCTGACCATCTGCCTTGAGGGAACCCATGTAGGAAGCCCAGGCGTAGCGCTTGGCCTGCCCCAGCGCGTCCAGCTTCTTGAAGACAAACTTCTTGTCTATCCGGTTACGCCACATGCTGTGAAGGTCGTTGAGGTTCTGCCCCATGAGCACAACATCAAGGCCACGGTGGCGGTGTTCGGTGACAAATTGGATGATCGGGTCGGGTAACTTCTGCCGACCAGACGGCCAAAAGTTCTGAGCCTCATCAATGATGACCAAGCTCTTGTCACGTACGTGCTCATAAATATTCAGCACCTGCTCGCGGGTGATCTGCTTGAGCCGTTCCTGACACTCCTCAAGCGTTATCTCGCACAGTTCGGCTATTTTTTCGAAGTTCAGACCCTCGATATAGGCATCAACCGTCCGGCCATCCTTGAGCCTCGGGATAATATGCGACACAAGCGCCTCATAGCTTTTTCCACTGCCCGGCAATCCCTCGTGAAATATCAGCATGTTACGTTTCCATTTAACATAATTAAATACGTCACGCGGTTACCACTGGAACAGCGTAGCGACCTTGCGCACCATCCGGAAGGCAACACCCATCGAGATAAACAGGAATGCTTGTGATATGCCTGACATATTCAGGAAATACACCACATCGCTCGGGATGTAATTGAACAAGTCTTGCAGTGAATATTGCAGGAAGTCTGGCATCGGGATGCTTGATATCACGAAGCGTATGGCCGTCAATATCTTCTCCAACGTGGTCAGGAGGATATCCTCGAACCATTGGAGCAACGACTGGCACAGGTGCAATATCCAGAGCACAAAGCTCTCAATCATATCCCTGAGCCAGTTCCTGAACGAATTAAGCAATTCCATGGCGCTATCCTTAGTCCAATATCGCAATTCTGAACGCGGCATAAAGGCCGAGCAGTTTCACGCACAGTGCAATAATTTCAAACAAACGCTGAAAGTCCGTATTACAGAACATATCGAACGTCAACGTGCCCCCCGTTCCCCCAAGGTCTGGCATTTCAAGGCTGAACGACGGGCATGTCCCTGGCCCCATATCGACCTCGAAGAAACCACTTATGCCAGCGAATAACGGAAGCGCATTCATTTCTGCAACGTGATGTTGCATCACGGTGTTGTAATTACGTGTTCCCCAGTCGTTGGGATGCGGGTTAACGTCACTGGGATCAACCTTGATATCGGTATCACCTGGAGGAAGTGATGGCCCCTCCTCCTCTCCATCCTCATTGCCTGCCTCAATAGCGTCCTTGATGCCGTCGAGCTTGGCACCGAGCTGTGCGTTACCATCCTTGATGGCATTGGCCGTCTGTATCTGGCCCATGCTGGCACCAGCATTGCCCTGTGAGGCCGAGAGCTGTGCCTCCTTGATGGAGGACTGGATATCCTTGCCGGTGTTCTGAATCACCTTGCCCAGGGCGGCGTTCTGCTCGGAGCTGGCCTTGATTTCGGCATTGCTGGCCTGCGCTATCTTGTCGACCACAGAGTTCAGATCTGCCGTGCCAGTCGAACCGGATACGGTGTTAGAGATAGCCCCACTGGCGGCGTTCTGGAGCTCGTTCTGCGCCCCGTTGGTGGCATCGGACGAAGTGGGCGGCTGAACATCACCGGACTGGTCTACGGTGTCAGTCTCACCATTGGTCTGCACAGGACAGTTCTCACCGGTGAACTTGATATCCCCCTGGAAGATGTTCGGTGTTTGACCCGAGCTGATAGATACCCCTGAAGGCTGTACAGAGCACTGCCCATAACATTGGATCTGAACCGAGCCAAACATCGACTGAAAATAGGAGACGTTTTCAAGGCTATTGCCGGAAATACCCTTGCAAATAGGACGGCAGAATTCCTTGCCGGTGATGGTGTTTGTTTCTTTGATTGAACCGATAAGGCATTGTATTGGCTTCTTTTCGCATACAGTCCCATTGCTGTTCACTATCGGGCCCATAGTGAAATCCGGCTTACCAGGAGGCGGGCAAGAATAAGGTGCTTCGGACATATTAATGTTTCGGAATTGCCCAACATAAACAAGCGCACCGCTTACCGGTTTACACATAATGTCTTGTTGGTTACTCGGGGGCGGGTTCAGGTTAGATGGGATGCAGACATAGGAAGGTTGCCCCCATTTGGCTTTCAAAATATCAGCACAAGCAGAGACCGTGACCTTGCTCCCTACCTGTACACTCATTTTATCCACACATTGACCGTATGAGGTCGGCTTGTATGCCGCAGTCCACTCAGCCGCACGGGCATAGTTGCCAACCGCAAGCGTGAGCATACCGAGCGCTATGGAGCCAAGCACGATATAGAGGAACCACTTAAATATTCTGAACGGGTTAACGCAATATATTACGGCGCAGAGCGTCTTCCTTATTATCCAGCGCACACTAATGGCGCGAATTATTTCCTGAAATGAGCGCATAAGCCAACACCAACCCTGTGATAAACATTATGGGAGCCCAAACCATGGCGTCCTCTCCAATAAAAAAGGGACGGCGTGAGCCGCCCCTTTGGGGTGCAACATGATGTTACTTGCCGCTGACCATGCTGACCGCTTTGCGCCAGCCCCAGACCACCACGCCAAGACCGGCCTTGCCCAGACCCGCCGCACCCACGAAGGTGGTGATCACGGCGACACCGGCCAGGAACATAGTGGTTACGGAGGCGAGGTCGATAGTGCCTTCACCAGCAGCGTTCGCAGCGCCAGCCGCCAGCAGCATGGAGGCGATGATGGTCAGCTTCTTCATGTTGATGATTTTCATGTGACTTTCCTTATCTCATTCCAATGATTGAACGGACACGAGCCCAGAGCCACGAGTGGTAATAGACCGTGATCACGCCCGTAAAGGCGGCGCCCATGAGCGCTACCAAAGTGCCATAGCCCACCGTTGCGGGATCCAACCATGCAACCATAGAGGCTATGTCTTGTTGCTCGACCAGGTAAGTGCCTTGGCACTGGTCTAGTGCCACATCAACGGCTTGCAGGAAGCCCTCGGCGGTTACCTGGACGCAGCGCATTCGTTACCCCTTCTTGGCGTTGTTAGGCAGAGCGAACAGGCGGAAGCCGTTGAACTGCTTGTGCTGGCCCTGAGCACCGGCGTAGGCGTTATCGACATATTCGAGCTGCAACGTGATGCGACTGCCGACCAGCTGCTTGAGCTCGACGTGCATGTTGCCTTTCACCTGGTCTTCACTCAGGCCGACCTCGATCACCGAGGTGGGCTTGGTGGTCATGAACTTGAAGGTGCCGACCTGAACGTCGGTGTCACCGCGCTTACGAGTGCTCAGTACGATGTCGTCGGCATCCATGATGTTTCCTACAATTTCCATTTTTCGCTTCTCCGGTTATTGGGTTTTGGTAAAGACAGGACAGTTAATGACACGGGTCCAAGCCGACGCCGTCCGGCTCGCACCCCAGAGGGGGCCCCGCGAGGCGGTCGGTGTCGGGATACAGCAGCCATACGCGCGACTGGTGGTCACAAATGGCCATCTGCTGCATCGCTTCATAGGCCTCGTACTCCATGAACTGGTAAACCTTCTCCTCGCGCAGCACATCGAACTGCTCGTTGATGCCGTCCATGGTCTTCTTGCAAGCGGCCTCCCACTTCACCTTCGAGGTGATAAGCCAGTCCTTGGCACGGGTCAGCAGGAAGACGTCACAGAACATCAGGCCCATGGCCCGCAGGGCGGCCTTGTCGCCGTACTGGGTGGTGCTCTTGCGCGGCTCGTGGTGCAGAACGCCGTCCTCATCGCAGAGCATCATCATGGCTTCGGGGATGCCGTACTGAACCTTCACGGTCTGATCATTGCGGCGCACCTGAACACCGCCCATGGCGTTGCAGAAGGCGGCCCAGTCACCCGCGTCGGCGGCTTTGCGGACGTTTTCGAGCGCAAAGTGCTGCTCGGGGGTCAGGTCTTGGAGCATCGGATTTTCCTGGTCGAGTTCGGTACGCAGACGGCGAAACTCGCGCCACGCGGTGACTGAGGGGCCGCCTATTTGCTGGAACTGGCGGATGCGGTTATCGGACTTCCACGCATCGACACGGGCCGCAGTATCAACGGCCTTGGCGCGTTTACCGGCCTCATGGTCTTTGCCCACTGCGAAGCCGTCGATGTTCTTGGCCACATACTTGGAGCAGTAGCCGCAGGCAGAGCCCTTGCGGGGGTCGATGAACACGACCTTGAAGCGATGTTGCTTGGCGCCCGGCTCATTGCCGGAGTCGAGCATCATGTAATGGCGGCAAATCTGGAGGTAGGTCTTGGCCTGCTGGGTGCTCATGAACAGCACCGCGTGCCAGTGTGGTGTACCGTCGTGATGTGGCTCGGCAAAGCGGAAGCCGTAAGGCTTGATGCCTGCCTCGTCAGCGCGCTTGCGGATGTTGTCCCAGCAGCCGACCAACCACGCTTGAGCGGCCCTGACGGTCGGGCGGCCAGCGTCGAGCCACTTCTGATTCGAGCTGCCATTACGATGAACGGAATGGAAACGGCTGGGGCACGTAAACGTCAGGAAGATTGCAACATGACGTTGCTCTTTGGCGCACTTCTCGAAGCCTGACAGGCGGGCCATCAGCTCGGCGCGGCGGTTGGTGCGATTACTGGTGCTGGCGTCAACGGCCTCTTTCATGCCTACGGAATCAAAAACATCCTCAGCATTGTGCGCAACAAGCGCTGACAGGGTTTCATCATTGCGAGCGAGCCGGTAAGCACGGCGAGCCACAGAGAGATCTGTTGTATATGCCGCCAATCTTGCACTGATAAGGGCATGTTCTCGTGCGGCATCGTATAAACGGCGAGCTGACACACCACGAACGCGGCGACGAACCCATGCCATATCGGCCCAGCGATTAAGGGTCGGATAGGGATCCTCTTCCTGCTGCTGGGTGACTGTATCCACAGGGTTAAGCCCGTAGTGATGAGCCAATACCACAACCAGCCGCAGAGCAACGACATGAGCTCTTGTAGCAACCAAGCTACCGGTATGCTCAGCGAATCGGCGGGCAAAGGTATCAACAGACTCGTCATCTGCAGAATAACGAAGCTCCCCAAGCTCACCATGGACAGACAAAGATTCGTCAAGGCGCCGTGCTGCCTCGTTAGCAGCCTGTACGCCCAGTAACGCATTACGCGATTGATAGACATGGGTGAACCATCCTACGCATGAGGGGTGACGGAGCACGACCCGCTCACGAAACTTGGCATCCTCGGCACTGCCGATGGGGAGCGCCGCGAACTTGTCGGCCATGGCTTCGGGAGAAAACGGGGCAGGATTGGTCCGGACTACTTCGGCCGGTGCGGCTACCTGGGCTTTCCACCACTTGGGTGCAACATCAAGTTGCACACCATTCTCGGCGGCGTAGTCCTCGCGCAGCATGGCCATGTAGGTCTGGGAGCTGCGCAACCGCATGTAGTAATCGTCTAACGAATGTTTTTCATCGTTTCCCACCACAGGAGCCAGCACACGACCCACGCTGTGCAGAACAGGTAAGGGTGATCCTGACCGAAGGCCAGAAGCCAGTTCAATTCGGGGGGCGGAGGTAGGACGTACATCGCGGGCCTCCTTGCGACCGGCGTAGCTGGAGGAGCGGATCATTTGGCGACACCCTTCTCAGCGGTCCAGCCGGTGAGGTCAACGGGCACACGGAAGTCAAACAGGGAGGAATCACGAACGCCGACCATCAGGCGGGATGCGTCTTGATGGCAACCACCACAGCCGCACATGTCACCACCACACGAACAAGATCCTTCGGTCTGGTGCAAGGCATCGGTGTACAGCTGAACGCGGAGGCAGTCTTGGCAGAGCACGTAGCGGATTTCGTCGTCGAGCTCAGGGTCGAGCTGAATATCGCCTTCCAGAATCATCAGGTCTGAACAGAGCGGGCAACCATCGCCACCACAGTGCTGGCAGACGTGATACACGGGAACCTCAACGGCCCCCTGCCCTATGCCCATAAATCCGTTTTCGCGACCCAGCAAAGCATCCATGACTGCCTCCGAAACCAAAAACTTACTTTCTAAGAAATCAGATATTGGGCGAATCTTGGCTTCTGATTTCTTAGAAGTCAAGAAATCTCAATTCTATGAATCAATTTTGTTAGAATTGGAGAGATAGTTCACAAGGAGTAAAACCATGCCGTCAAAGCACATCGACGACAGCACCTGGAGGAGGGTTGAGTCTGAAACCGTGAAAGCTGTCATAGCGACACGGACAAGCTTAAAGGACACAGAAATCCTTAAGCTGCTAATCCTGAAGGGTCTGGAGTGTATTAACGAAGATGATTACAGGCAGTACCTGAGGGAGAAAGGCCGGGATTAACAACATCCTGTTGCCGACCGACAATGCCCCGCATGGAACGCGGGGTTTTTGCTTTCTGGGGTACCGGTAGCGATTACCCTTCAACGCGCACAACACAGATTATGTTACGGGCACTCGGTCGTTGCGACGATGCCCGCCAGCGGGCCCACGTAGCGGCCTAGTCGTGTCCCCCTGCCCCTACGGGATGCTCGCAGCGGGAAAACCCTCAACATAATGCTGGACGACATTATGCGCGGTTAGGTCAGGCCCGGGGGTTGGCGCCATGAGTACAGCCATACCAAGGGCTAGCGCCGTACTGGTGCCCTTGGTGTACTTTGCCAAAGTGTCGTACCAAGCCTTTTTCAACTCAGGATCAGTGGCTCTCACTGCAGCCATGCTTATCAGCACTTCACTGACGTCTAGCCCAATTTCCTCAGCCAGTTTTTTTGCAGTCTCATCAGTGAGTTGCGACTTTCCTTTGTTCACTGCAGAAATGTAAGAGCTGGTAAATCCTAGGTCGGCGGCGACTTCCTGAAACTGGCTGTACTTTTTGGCCCTCATGTAGGCCTCAATCAGTGTTTTAGAGTCCATGTTTCTGTCTCCTGAGTAGTTCGACAATCGGCCCATCATACTCATTTTGGTGAAAAAGGCCTTGTATCAATTCAACCGATCAAATGATTGAATGCAATCAACAAACCATTTGATTGCGTGAACCATGACCCACTCTAGCCCACAACACACCGATTTGCCTGCGCTCCTGGAGCGCAAGGTCTATTGGCAGGATGAGCCCACGGGCGACATGTCCGCATGTGTGGCGGGTCAGGTTGAGATGTTCCGCGACCTGCATGAGCTGCGGATCTACCTGTCCATGACGTACCCCGACACCGCCTTTGAGCTGGTCGAGGTGACTGAGGAGACATGGCAAGGCTTCTATGACCAGGGAGTGTTTTTCGATGACTGGTCATAGCTCCGTAATGCCGATAAATGGGGTTATCGGCGATAAAACCCTGATCGACTATCTGTCCTTTACCTGGGCACCGGATGAATTGCGCCGGATGACCGACTTGGCCAAGCAAGGTGCCTTGCTCAAGGCCATCCCGCGCTTTGATACCCAGGTGCTCGGCATCAAGGCAGCCTTTGCTGCGCCGGCTGTCGCGGATCTGCGTTATCTGTGGAAGCGCCCCGCCTCCTTCGCTCCCCTCTCCCGCTTTGAGCAAGAAACCCAGCGGTTACGGGATAAGGTCTATCCCAAGCCAGAGGCTCGCCCTGTGGCGCCGGTGCTCACCCCTTCCATGACTCAGATGATGGAAGCTGCCCTGCACTCCGACTACAAATCCCGTGCCGACATGCGCAAAGAGCTGAAAGCGGTCTGCTCTGCCCTCCTCGACTTCTCCGAATTCGAGGTGGTGCCTGATGCCAAATATTGGCACGCCTATAACGACATCATCGACAGCTACGGTGTCCAGTTTCTGGATGCCCTTTGCTGCGCTGAGATCGATCTCTGGCTGGAGGAGCTGAATCACCAGATTGGGGTGCCTATCCCCTCCCCTCGGTTCAGCAAACGGGATCGCCGCTCCGGCTTGCACGGTTACGCCCATTCTGCCGACTTGCTGTGTGATGACCTGCCCTGTGGCCTTATCGGTTGGGGTGCGGCTAACCATGGCTGCATGGTGAGTTTTTCTGGCGCGGGTTGTGCGGCCCTGGATTTCAAAGCGCTGCACAATGTTATCTCTCACGTCCCTGGCATTCGCATTACTCGGGTCGATTTGGCCCTGGACGATTACCAGGGCAAAACCATCAGCTACCTCAATGCTGTCGAGGCGGCCGAGTCCGGCCAGTTCCACCCACAACGGGGCAATGCCCCTTGCTGGATGGCTATCCAGTCCGGTGAGTTCGTCCCCTCTGAGGTCGCCAAGGGCATCGTCAAGCGTTACGGCCTCAAGCCTTCCAAGGGCTGCTCCTTCTACGTGGGCAGCCGTATCAATGGCAAGTGCGCGCGCATCTATGAGAAAGGTAAACAGATGCAGTCGGCAGACTTCCCTGATTGGGTACGGGCCGAAGGCGAGTTGCACAATAAAGACCGGATCATTCCCCTGGATGTGCTGCTGAATCCAGATCCCTATTTCGCGGGCATGTATCCGCAATTTGCCAAGTGGCTGGAACAAATCGCCCAGGTAGAAAGTGAACCAATTCGGATCACCACCTTTAAGAACCGCTTTAAAACCTCACGGGATAATGCGGTGTTCAATATGTCGAGAATGGCGGGCCGCCTTGTCAATTGGTTAGCGAATATTGAGGGGCTATCCCCTGACAAGATCGTTAACCAATTAACAGCGCACCTGGAACCGTTGGATATTCCAGCGCGGTTAACGATGCCGCTTCCGCCTGATGTGGGCGAGCTGCCTGTATTTATGACCTAACGAAGGTTCTTCAACGAGGAAATATCAATGTCTATTCTGTCCGGTGTTCTGGTCACTCGCGTGACTCATGGTTATGGCGTATCCCGTAAATCTGGCTCTCCGGTGCCTTATGATTTCGCCCAGGTGGAATATCTGGCTCCGGCCAATAACGTCAACAAGCCCGAATGCAATATCACCTCCTGGGGCTATGAGGTTCGCCAATTAGCGCTGCGCAATGACGCGGCCACTATTAAAGAGCTGTCCGACTGCCCGAAATTGGTGGCGGTGGATCTCGTCCTGGAAGCGGATCCCAGTAATCCGACCCGCAACGTGGTAGTGGCCTTCCAGGCAACCAAGAAGCCTCTCTAATTCGCCGCGCTGAGGAGGAGGAGCGAGGGCGCGCAGCGACCGACGACGATAGCGTGGAAAAACCATGATCTGCATGGATATAACCGCTGAGGGATATATCAGACTCGCTCAGCCGGATAACTGTCAATATGTGCTCCTGACTGTCCAGGAGCATTCCAAACTCACCGATATATCCAACTGGTTTCAGTTCGATATGACGGAAGTAGGAATAGCCTTTAGCTCTGGCATTGTTATATGGGCTCTGGGTTTAAAAGTGGGCGCAATTGCCCGATTAATCGTAGGTGCAAAAAGAGGATAAACGAAAATGCAAAATTATTTCCGTAATGGCTGTATCGGTGTTGCCTGTTCCCTGGCTGCGGTGGGCGCGAATGCTGCTGAGGGGGGTGCTGCCGCCGCTGCTGCTGCCGCTCTGGATGCGGCTAAATCCGATGTGGATATGACTGCTCCCAAGGTGATGATGGTCGTCGCCTCCGTGGTGGGCTGCGTTATCCTCCTCGGACTTATCCGCAAGGCCTAAGCCATGTCCCTGCTCATCGGGACGCTGTGGTTTTTGTTCTTTGTCGAAGGCTACAGATCATCGTTTTCGATATGACACAAGGCGGCTCCGGTCGCCTTTTTTATTGGGGGTCGTGTGAGAGTTCTTTATTTGCTGCTCCTGGTGCCGCTGAACGCGCTGGCGAGCTGTCCAATGGGCCTTCAGCTGTCTAATGTGCCGATAAGTGTTGAGCTGCCGTTTTGCGTTAAATGGGATTCATCCAGCCTGGGCGGTTGTGCTGTGGCTTGCCCGGATGTGTGTGTCGAGATCCCTGGGGCGGGCACCAAGGGCCCCATCCAGACAACGGGAAGTGAGTGCAAGCTCGGTGGCAGTGAAGGTGGCGGTGAAGGAGAAGGTGGTGGTGAAACGCCTAATCCTGGTAATGGGGGATTCAGCACTTCGCCCAAGCTTGTCGGCGAAATGAATATTGGCGGCAGTAATATTACAAATATTGCTTCTGGCTTTAATTCCTTGCTAAATGAATCTTGGTGGATAAAGTCTGGTATTGGCGATATTAGGAATAATTCCTACAGCTTAACTACTCATGCCATATCCATCCAGGAAAACACGGATAAGATGGCGTTTCACTTAAAGTTTCTTTCAGATAAAGCGATAGAGTCGTCGGATAAGCTGGATAATAACTTCAAGTCGATATTGGATGCACTTAATTCAGGCGGTTCGGGCTCTCCTGGTGACGGGGATTCAAAAATATATAATGAATTAAGCCAGTTTCACCAGGACATGTTTGGGCCTAACTTTGCTGAATATAATCAAGGCGCCACTATGTATGGCAAATTGAGCAGCGTGGGTTACGATATTCAGTCGATGGGTGGCCGGATTCATGAAATGGCCAGTGATGTGCACAACCTTTATACCTATGTAATGCCCGATTTGAGGAATAACAGCATCGAAATGAACCGTAATATTCGTAGTATTGCCGAAGCTATAAATAATGGCGGTATTGGCGGCGGTGGTGATGGTGGTTCATCTGGTGGCGGCTTGGGGCAGGCGTATTGGGACAATAAATTCGGCGAAGCGTTTGGGCGTTTAGATAGGGATTATTTTGGTGGCACTCAAAACATCGACAGATCAACCAGCTCTATGGCGCAGAATATGGCTGCGATGACGTCCCAGCTTGGTCTGAACGGTGTGAATGGCCATCTGATTGATATCAAAGAGGCGCTTAAATCTGGCGGCTCTTCTGGTGGCGAAGGCGGCGGGGATATTGATTACTCCAAAATGCCAGGTGCGGCAGGTAATCCATTACAGGTGGCGGGTGCTGAGTATGAATCCGGCTTGTGCCAGGAAGGCGATAATTGTGCCTTCGACCTGGGCAATATAAATAAACAGTATGATGATAAAAAAGAGGAGCTTAAAGATAAATACAAGGCGATAAAGGATGATATTGCCGAGATATTCAAATTCGATTTGAGCGGTTCAGGTTCGGTGCCCAAGTGCTTCGAGCTGTATTCACTATTCGGTAAATCCTATTCGGTGTGTCCATCGGTGGGCGGCTATTGGGAAGCGTTAGCGGCCATCATGATGTTCGTATTTTACTTTCTCGCATTGATGATTGTTGCCAGGAGATAAATCATGGAGTGGTTAGGCGATTTGTTTAGCGGGTTATTCAATGACATTTATAACCTTGCTGTCCAGGTAACCGCCTGGTTTGCGGTCAAGCTGGCGATCCAGTGGGTTGAGTTCAAGTTGTTTATGCTGATGTTTTCCTGGGACGTTGCCAGGGAAATCCTGATTAACCTGCAATTCAGCGACTTGATCTCGCAGTCCTTTAATAACCTGCCGAACGATGTGCGAGACATATTGCTGTATCTGCACCTGGACAAAGGCTTGTCGGTAATTACTCAGGCGTTTGTGACCCGCCTCTTGCTCAATATTATGGGGTGGTGATCCATGTCCATTAAAATCCACCATGGCGCCCCTGGTTCTTATAAGTCCTCCGGCGCCATTCATACCGATGTGATCCCGGCTATCAAGGCAGGTCGCTTTATCGTTACCAACGTGCGGGGCTTCTCGGTGGAGCGTTGCCGTGAGGTGCTCGGTAAGGAGGTACCAGATAGCTTTGAGGTGCTCTATATCGAGACAGAATCCCAGGAAGGCCGCGACCGTCTGGCGCGGTTCTACCACTGGGCACCCAAGGGGGCTTTCTTCCTGGTCGATGAAGTGCAGCGGGTATTTCCGCCTGCCTGGCGCCAAAGCGATTTGGATGCGCTCGCCTTTCCTGGTGGGCCGGATAAAGCCAAGGAAGAAGGCCGACCGGAGACCATTGAGGTGGCCTTTGATATGCACCGTCACCATAACTGGGACTTTGTATTAACGACTCCGAACATCAAAAAGGTGCACCAGGTAATCCGCGCAGCTGCCGAGACGGCCATTCGTCACACCAATATGGCGGTGTTGGGGATTGGTGGCCGTTATAAGACCGTGCTTCACCTCTCTGATAACTCCGGCAGCTCTATTTCCGATGTGCTGCAGGCCAAGCCATTCAACAAGGTGCCTAAATATGTTTTCAAGCTTTATGACTCGACTACAACCGGTAAAGTCTCAGATACAATCGCAGGCAGCTCGGTACTGCGAGATCCTAAAGTTCTCTTTATTCTGGCGGTATGGGGACTCTGTTTATACTTTGGCTTCATCAAGCCTGAATATGTTGATACGCCTGCTAAGGCCTCTGCGCCCTCTCCTACCGCTGCTCCGACTCCTGGGGCGGTGGGTGCTCCGCCCACTGCTGATGTACGTCCTGGCGGCGCTCCTGCTTCGTCTGCTGATGGCGTCCTTGCTGTAGGGCCCTTCGCTGGCTATCGCCTCATCATCAACTGCCATGTGCTGACTAAGAGCGATCGAGACGTCTACAACGTTGAATACTGCTTTGCGCTGCGCAAGGGAGACGACGAACAGGCCATCTATGCCGAGGAATGGCCGCAATACTTCGTCGATGTGAAGGCCATGACGGCTTGCCATGCGGTGATCCAGTACCAGGGGCAGCCAGTGGACATCTATTGCGACCCTGACGGGGATGCCCTGCGCAAACGGGTCAATGCTGCCCTCTTCGCGGGTAGGGATAGCAAGAGTGAGCCATCCGATGACCGGACATAAAAATATTGATGCTCGGGTATATAAACATGACCGCGACATGGCATTTTTTATGTTAAATACAGAGGTTTTAGGATGAATATTGCGCTGGGTGTTATCGCTGTGTGCCTGGATATCGCTATTTTGGTCTACCTCGGGATGAACCCTGACTATTCCGCCGAGGTTCGTTGGGCCTGCTTTGCCCTGGTTGCGCTGTTCTCGCTGCCTCCCCTACTCTGGCTCTTTGGGGGCTACCTCATGGAGCTAGAGGCTAAGTGGCGGCACCACTGCCGCGCTAAACGCCGCGCTCGTGCTGTTCGTCTCAAGGGCGGGCACTGATACTTGAATGGTGCTCCATATGGGTTATGTTTATGCATCCATCCAAGTAGGGATTAACGAGGTAAAAATGGGGCACCCAATTAAGTGGTTTACCGTAAAGGTTATTCATACAGACCGTGTACCGTTCGAGCTGTTTGGTGATCTAGAAAAGGGAAGCCTCTATATATCTGCTGGAGGACGGCTCTGTGGGCCAAGTGCAGCAACATACCTCAAGAGTGAAAGCCTGGCGGAAGCTTATGCTACAGCGTTGACCCTTCGTAGAAAAAAGACCGACCCTCATTTTGAGGCTCGAGTGTGTGGTGTCGAATCGTCTAATGAACGGCTTCGAGACTACATTGTCAGGGATTCTCTAAAAGTAAGTGAAAAACTGGCTCGTTGGAGTGTTGTGGTTTGATGTTAAGGGGCGTTAGCCCCTATAAGCCGCCCTCTGCTGCTGATTAAGCCTCCAGGCGTCTCGCGGCGAAACATGCTTATCTTTCCCTAAGCCTGGGGCCACCCCCCTTCCCTGCGAAACCCCTCTTTAATGCCCCAGTCAGAGTGCCCAGCCGAAGGCTATGGGGCATGGTCAGCGTCTGCCTTGGCCTCCTGTCGAAGACAAGCAGCACTCACCGTGCCAGCTGGTTTGGGCCCCCCGTGTAGTAATACGGGGGGAATTCTACCCTCTCGGAACCCTCCGGTCTTGATGCCTTTGGGTGGGAGGCGTACGCCTTCTACTATCCAGATAGCTATAGTCTTTATTGTTTTTTTGTTACATACGGGTTGAATCGCTAGCATTTGCCACCATATCCACCTGGAGCATGTCGCTCATCTATGGGGGATTTATGTTGAAATTCAGCATTGGTGATGTAGTTCGATTGAAAAGTGGCGGGCCATTAATGACCATTACAGAGACGTTTACTAATGGTAAGTGCTGCTGTACTTGGTTCAAAGAATTGCAAGATGTTTCTAGCATCTTTGTGCAAGAGTCTTTGTATTCGCTGGCTGAGGTAGAACAACAGAAACAGGATGTGATTAACAAGACCGCGATGGCAGCGGTTGGTCGTTGATTCATCTATTAGAAGAAGGGGGATTAACCCCCTTCCGTCAGTTAAGGCCTAGTTTTTTCCTCCAATAGAACGCTTCCCTCTGCTTCTCTGACAGCTCGGCCTGGATGATGGCCAGCGCCTCGATCCTCCTCCTGTCGAACATGACGCCATTCGGTGCGATCAGGCAGTCATTCTTCATCCGCCATCCCTGCCATTCCTTGAAAATCGTGGGCAGCTCCCGCCCGGATGCCATACGCATAAGCCGTTTATAGACAGGTGGGATCTCTTTACCCTTATCCCAATATGTGACCTGCCTCACAGAAACGAAACATAGATTTGCCGTCTCCTCTTCCGATAAACCGCATTCAAACCAACGAAAAATGAAGTTTTTGGTCAACTCTCGTTCCATCCAAGTAAATACCTGATAAACCAGCAAAATTGCGTGGGCTGGCTTATCGGCAGGTTTCAGATGGGCATTTAACTAAACGCGACATTATGCTCGGTTTTGTGAAGTTGATATTGAAAGCTCTCATGGCCACCAGCTCGTGGCATATAGCGCTACCCAAGCTTGATGCTTGGTGAGACGCCTTCTTATTCATGCAGATGATCCAAGGGTTTATGGCTGGCGCTCTCGTGGCGTTCACTGTGACCGGTGTGCAGATACTTGGAGGTGGTGTCGATGCTGTCGTGGCCCGCATCGGCCTGCACGTGGGACAACGGTCGACCATTCAAGTTGATGTCGTGGGTGATGCCGGTATGGCGAATGGAGTGCGGTGTCAGGCTACGCATCTCGGCCGCGTCCTGGGTAAAGCCATCCTGTTCGGCCAGCTCGGCTGCCTGCTCAAGCACCGCCATCACCAGATCCCGTAGCTGGCGAATGCCGAGGTTAGCATTGAGCTCACCTTGCTCCCGGCCGTGGGCTGCCGCCTTGTGGCGCACAAACAGCGGCGTCTGTTCGTTGGGTGCCGGTAACGGCGAGAGCCCCAGGAAGTTGCGGTAGCGCTGCAAGGCATCGAGCAAGGCCTGGGAAACGGCGACGGTGCGCCGTTTGCCACCCTTGCTGCGGGGAATGTAATAGCCCCAGACGCCGGTCTTGCCGTCGCGACGGAACTGACCCATGATGGGACTGAACCCAGGCCTGGCCGCCACCTCGGAGATACGCAGATAACAGGCATACATGAGGCAGATGAGAAAACGGCTGCGCTCGTGCTGGGCCGGGTTCTCGCTGGCGAGCTGTTCGGCGGCCTGCATCACATAGGACCACTGCAACTCGGTAAAGGACTGGGCCTGCTCATCGGTTTCCTGCTGAGCAGACTGCTTGACCCTTTGCAGCAGCAGCGCAGGGTTGCGATCCATGTACTCTTCCTGCACGAGGAACTGAAAGAAGGCCGACAAGATGGCTATCTTGGTCTTCATCGCGGGCTCGCTCAGCCGGTATGGCAGCTCGCGGCCCAGCTCCCGTTTGCCGAGAAACGGCCGCCACTGCGGGTTGGGCAACCGCTCGCCCCACTCCTTGTCTTGCACGAACTGGGCAACATTTCGGTAGGCGATCAGTTCCTGTGGTGGTGACTGGCAGTAATCCAGATAGCGCATCATGATGCGCCTGGTGAGATCCTTGGGGCTGATGGCCAGCTCGGCGAAGCACCAGTGCAGGAAGGTCGTCAGCTCGCTGCGATAGGTCTTGTAGTTGTTCTCACTGTGACGCTGCTCCAGCAGCCAGTCGACGGCCAGTTCATAGACGAGGCCAGCGTCGGGTACCTGCGTCAGGCTGAGGTTGGCGAGATACTGATTGACCAGAGGGTTACCCGCCTCCAGATGAGCAAGGCTATCGAACAGCGGCAT